GAACCATGAGCAAATAGCCATGGTATTCAGTGAAAACGAATCGCGTGATGCTGCTTTCATCGCCGCTGCCAACCCTGACGCCGTGCTGGCCCTGCTGGATGAGCTGGAAGCAGCAGAGAAGCGCATCGCTGAACGGGAAGCGATATCTTCCGCCGCCGAAAAACTGGTGCGCTGCAAGGGCCGCTACCACTCAGAGCAAAACTATCGCGCCCTGGCTGCGCTGTTTGGCGTCACTACGCCTGACCTGCCTCCGCTGGAATCGGAAGCGCGAACGGTCACTGTGAAGCTGCCGGATGTTGAAAGATGGCGCTCAGTTGACGCTGTGAGAGCGCAGAACGCCTACCGGGTATTGGTTATCAAAACGCTGGCTGACGCTGGCATCAATTTAACGGTGGAGGGGTGAGGGATATGCCCGCCTACTACAACGAAATCGATCCATTTGCAGCGCAGTGGCTGCGTAACTTGATCGCCGGCGGTCATATCGCGCCGGGCGAAGTTGACGAACGGAGTATTGAAGATGTCACACCTGACGACCTGCGAGGTTTCACGCAGTGCCACTTTTTCGCCGGAGTTGGTGTCTGGTCCCATTCCCTCCGCCTCGCCGGATGGCCTGACGACAAACCAGTCTGGACAGGTTCCTGCCCGTGCCAGCCTTTCAGCGCGGCAGGCAAAGGCGATGGGTTTGCTGACGAGCGGCACTTATGGCCCGCTTTCTTCCACCTCATCAGCGAGTGCCGACCTCAGCATGTCTTTGGCGAACAGGTTGCAGCAGGTAACACTAACGAATGGTTCGACCTTGTACAAACAGACCTGGAAGGAATGGACTACGCCTTTGGGCTTGTGCCGTTTACGTCAGCGGGCATCGGTGCCCCGCACATCAGAGAGCGGGCCTACTGGGTGGCCCACGCCAGTAGTGGGAGATATGACTGGCGGGCCGAGACCTCCGGACAAAAAGCGCGGTCCGGCGCCGGGATTGCAATCAGCGGCGGCATTGACGGGATGGGTAACGCCAACGTCTCGCGACTGGAAAGACTCAGCGGGCATGACAGCGCAGCGGGACGGGAAGAACAGAGTGGATCAACTGCCGCGCCAGGCTTACACAGCAGGCCCCTTGAGGTTAACGGTTTTTGGCGAGATGCGGACTGGCTGTTATGTCGAGATGGAAAATGGCGGCCAGTTAGATCCGGCTCACTGCCGCTGGTTGATGGGGTTGCCGCACGCCTGGGACGAGTCGAGCCCGGGGTGGCAAGAGTGGCAAGCAGCAACCGCGTCGGCAGGCTGAAGGGTTACGGTAACGCCATAAACGCGCAGGCTGCTGCGGCATTCATCAGGGCATATTTAGACATAATCAAGTGAGAATAATTATGACAATCAACGAACGCGTATCAGATGAGCGCCTGAACACAATCAAATCATGGCGTGAAACGTATGGGCAGGATGCTAACGTCATGATCCCGGCATCTGAGGCTGAATCCATCATCAGCGAGCTACAGCAGTACCGCGCCGCCGCTGAGCCTGTGGCATGGACGGACCAAAACGGGCTTGAGCTCCTCGGTCTCGGTATGCCTGTCGAGGTTGCTAGTAAAAAATGCGGCGAGTTTTATGTTGCACTCTACGCATCCCCGCAAGTTACGAGCGTGCCGGATGCTTTTGATGAGATTGGTTCATGGAAAAATCATCGCGACACGCCAACCGCAGCGCCAGCAGTACAGGCAGAGCAGTTGTCCGGCAATACCGAGCAGGTAAGCCAGCCCGTGTTGCCGAAACATTCTCCATGCGTTGATGCGCCAGACCATATCTGGTTACAAACCGCTGGCGAGTGGCCTGCATCTGGCGAGTTCAGCGAATTAACCTGGAGTTGTGATAACCAACACCCTGACGACACGCTGTATGTTCGGGCTGATTTGGTCGGAAAATCTCCGGGCTACCTGCAAGGTTACAAGGATGGCTGCGAGTGGTCAGCCTTAATGGCAGAAGCGAACCATCCGCAAACCGGTGACTGGCTGTTTGATGACCCTATTGAACTGGCGAAAGCTATTCGCAAAGGCCCGGATATGCTGCCAGTTGAGCCTGGCAACTCTCCGGCAATCCCGGATGGTTGGATACCGGTCAGCGAGCGGATGCCTGAGACTATGACCAGCGTTCTGGTAACTGGAACCTGGTTTCATCATGCTGTTTCATTCTGGGATGGTGCTTCGTGGTGCGATCTTGACTATGAGCCGCCAGTAACCCACTGGATGCCGCTACCAAACCCGCCGCAACAGGAGGCTGAATGATGCACACCGTAGAGTTGACTAACGCGGCGCTGGTATTCACCGACGCAGCAACCGGTCAGGGATATCTTCGCGTTCTGAACGAGTGGGAAGCCAAACTGGTTTCTGCACAGCTTACAGCGCTGGATGATGGAGAAATGAAAGCGGTCCCTGTTCACCCGGTAGAAATTCGCAAGATGAAACCGGGCGGTGAGTGATACCTAATCAGCAACGAATACAGCCTCGCATTAGCGGGGCTTTTTTTATTCTTTAGGTTTGAAACCACCAAAACCCTGTGCATAATGACAGTGTCAGCCTGAACAACTGACGCTGATTACCCGCGCTATGGAGAACACCATGGCGCAGCTACACCTTGTCAAACAATCCTCTGGCGTCCTGATCCCCGCATCTGTGGAGACCAGCGACTTTTTGCATTCGAAATGCAAGCTCGGATCCGTACTGGTTGCCGAATTCAAAAAAGTGCGCAATCCGGCATTTCACCGCCGATTCTTCGCACTACTCAATCTGGGCTTCGATTACTGGGAACCTACCGGCGGCGCTATTTCATCAAACGAACGCAAGCTGGTGACTGGTTACGCCCGTTATCTCTCATCGTTTGGCGGTAGCGAGGCCGCGTTGATGGATGCGGCAGAACAGTATCTCGATCGCATCGCTGACAAGCGCTCTGGCAGCATCAGTATCTGCAAATCATTCGATGCCTATCGTGCATGGGTGATTGTCGAAGCGGGCCACTACGACGCTATCCAATTGCCTGACGGCACTCTCCGTAAGCACCCCCGCAGCATCTCCTTTGCCAACATGGACGAGACCGAGTTCCAGCAGTTATACCGGGCCGCTCTGGATGTTCTGTGGCGCTGGATATTGTCACGCGCATTTCGCGATCAGGCGGAGGCAGAAAGTGCCGCCGCTCAACTTATGAACTTCGCGGGGTGAACTGATGCATAGCCCACTCGAAAAAGTGATGGAGCGGTCGATATTCCGCATCCATTCGCGCCGTCAGCGCAAGGTGGAAATTAAGCCGTCCGACATACCCACACTCAAAGACTACACGGCCCGCCTGGTTGACCAGAAATGGCTTCGCCTTGCCGCGAGGAGGAACCATGCGTAAGCCCGCCCGCCGTAAGTGCAAAGTCTGTGGGGAATGGTTCCACCCGCAGTACGCAAATATCTGGTGGTGCTCACCCGAACACGGTGCCATCTACGCGCTGGAGCTACATGCCAGGAAGAAAGTGAAGGATGCGGCCGCAAAAATTAAAGAGCAGCACCAGGCAGAAAAGGCAGGTCGCCAACGCCGCGCCGAACGCCGCAAAGAGTTAAAGCCGATCCGCCACTGGGTTCAAATTACTCAGCGCGCTGTTAACGACTGGCGGCGGGAAATGCTTCTGGCCGCCGGGAATGGCTGTATCTCCTGCGGAACGAAAACAGCATTCGCCTGGCATGCGGGCCACTACCGAACCACCGCCGCCGCGCCGCAGTTACGCTTCAACCCGGACAATATCTGGCTTCAGTGCCCATCCTGTAACGTCCATAAGTCGGGAAACATCGAAGCCTACCGCACCGCACTGGTTGAACTGATTGGCGAAGAACGCGTTCTGGCGCTGGAACACAACAACGAAACCCACCGATACACCCGCGAAGAACTGGACAGCATCCGTGCAGAAGCCAGGGCTAATCTGCGGGCGCTGAAACAGCAGGAGGCCGCATGAAAGTCACTTATTGCGATATGGGCGCACATTCCCGCATCTGGATTACCGGCCCGTTCTGGCAACTGCGGAAGGCTCAACGCATAGCTGATTCTGGATCGGTAGCTGCGCCCCTGCTGCGCTGGGAATCGAAAGGGCTCACCTTCCAGATAACGCTATCCGGCACCAGTGCTCATGCGCTGAGAGGTTACAAAGCTATTGCGAGGGCTATGGCATGACTACCGAAACCATCTACCAGATCGGCTATGTCGCAATGCTAACCATCCTGCTGATCACCGACTGGTACGCCAGCAGGGCAGGGAAGATATGAGCCTGACACGCGAGCAAATTAACCTGTATCAGAGAGAGTCAATGATGCGCGCTCTGGGGCATTTGCCCACACGAAGAACCCAGGACGAACTGATAGAGCGGATCATCAAAAACAAAGACAAGCGGCGTAAGGCCAGAACAGGAGTAGCGGTATGACTCAGCAATTTTTGCAGTATGTGCGTGAAGAGTTAATGACCGCCACCGCCGACCTGAGCGGCGCGACGAAGGGGCAACTGGTAGCGTGGACCGAGAACGCTCAATTCGACACTGGCAGGTTCAAGCGTAAGCGTGTCCGCATTCGCGATGAAGTTACCGGAAAGATGATCACACTCACCGGCGACCCGGTTCCGGGACAGCAGAGCAGGGCTAAGGGGTCGTCAATTGCACTGGTTCAACCGGTAGAGTACTCCACGGCATCCTGGCGGCGCGCAGTGATGAGTATGGATGAGCATCATAAGGCCTGGCTGCTCTGGAGCTACAGCGAGAACATCCGGTTTGATTATCAGGTGGCGATCACCCGGTGGGCCTGGGCGGAGTTTAAATCGCAACTGGGCACGAGGAGGCTTGCAGGTAAAACGCTGGAGAGACTGAAAGCACTAATCTGGCTGGCGGCTCAGGATACCAAAGCAGTGCTTGCTGGGCGCGATCCGTATCAATACGCTGACCTAGCGACCTTTGTGGGCGTAGTTAAGTCTACCTGGTCAGAAACATACCAGCCACACTGGTCGGCGATGAGGTCGATATTCGGCAGGCTTGATAGCGATGCTTTATATTCTGTTTCGAGATCACGTTCACAACAAAAGGCGACAGCTTCACAACAAGGTATTGCAAAACCGAACTAAATAGCCCATTATTGAGGCTAATTTGATATCGTGCCAATGTTGTACGCACTGGCAGTAAACAGATTTAGAGCCCGAGGTTAACGCCTTGGGCTTTTTTGTATCTGCACAACAGGTAAGAGCATTGGCGTGACGGGCCCATAACCCAATCCACGCAGCAGCATGGAGTTGGCGCGAAGTGCTCAGTGCTCTTTCCGTTGTGGTGAAAGAACAGATAGCTTAATAGCTGCCAATAGCGACAACCTTACTGGAATCGCTAATCGTGAGATGGGCGCGCGGCACCACACATTTATCGGCTCACTCCCTGAGTCGAATCCCCGAGCTAATCGGCTCACCAAAGCAACTCGAAACAGAACATCCTCTTACCCTGGCTAATGCCGGGGTTTTTTATTTTCAGGCCCGGACAATCAACCCCCATCAAGTCTTTACCAGAGTGTCCGTGGCCTGATTTCAACTATGCACAGCACCCGCATAACAGCGAGGTGAGAGAAATGTCCAATATGAGCAAATTAGCTTCTGGCGCTGCCTATGGCGCATCAGCCGGGACGGTGGCTAATGGCTTGCTGACTCGGCTTAGCCCTGACGAGTGGAGCGCTATTGGCGTTATCGCGGGCATTGTGGTTGCGCTGCTGACGTTTGCCATCAACTGGTATTACAAACGCAAAACCACCCTGGCGCAGATCGAAGCCCTTCGCAAGTGGCCGGTAAACGGTCCCACAATCGAGGAATGACCATGGCAATTCCATCATCACTGCGGAATAAATTGCTGGCCGCTGCAGGCGGTGGGGCAATGATTATTGCCACGGTATTTCTCGGCGGTAAGGATGGCGTTGAGGGGCGCAAGTACGAAGCCTATAAAGATGTTGCTGGCGTCTGGACGGTGTGCGATGGCCACACTGGCACCGACATCATTCGCGGCAAGCGTTATACCGACCAGGAGTGCGATCAGTTGCTGTGGAAAGACCTGCAACCCGCAAAGCGCACCGTGGACAAACTGGTAAAAGTGCCGCTGAACGAATACCAGCGGGCGGCGCTGTACAGCTTCGTGTTCAATGTTGGCTCCGACGCATTTTCCAAATCAACGCTGCTTCGCAAACTCAATAAGGGCGACCATAACGGGGCTTGCGAAGAGATGCGCCGCTGGGTTTACGCAGGCGGCATGAAATGGAAGGGATTGCAGAACCGTCGAGAGATGGAGCGATCAATGTGCCTGGCGGAGAGTAAAAATGACCTCTAAAGCCTGGCTGATTATCGGCATTGAATTGCTCTTGTCCGTCCTGATTATTTACGTTCTGCTCGGTCAGATAGTTGATGCAAATAAGCGCGCTGATGATGCCGAGCAAAACCTGAAGCTGGCTAACGCCACCATAGCCGATATGACCGTGCGCCAGCGTGACAACGCGGCACTTGACGCTAAATACACAAAGGAGCTTGCTGATGCGAATGCTGAAAATGATGCTCTGCGTAAGCGTCTCGATAATGGTGGCCGGGTGCGCGTCCAGGGCAAATGTCCCGCCCAGGACTACACCACCTCCACCGGCAGCGTGGGCGATGCAGGAACCATCGAACTCTCTGACCTTGCTGGACGAAACGTTCTCAGTATCCGATCCGGAATCATCCGCGACCAGAAAGCCCTGAAGTATTTGCAGGACTACATCAACACTCAGTGTCTGAACTGAATTTATAAAATTCTGCAAAGGTCATCTTCGAGGTGGCCTTAACAGAGATTTATATAAGTTTTTCTGTGCGCATGTTTCGAATTTGCCGGGCATGTATCAACCCAAACCAGTGGATAACTCTAAATGGCTCGCCTTAAGGTAGAAATCACTCCCCCGGAAAACAAAGATGTCGACGCGGTGCTGGCTTATGTTGAGCGCAAATTTTCCCATCGACGTGCCACTCCCGAAGTTATTGAGGAGATTGAGCGCGAAGCGGCCCGCCTTATCCGCCGTCTGGTAAAAACCAAAGTCACATTCGTTAAGGGATAAATAATGGCAAAGCTCACCGACAAACAAGAGCTGTTTGCCCGTGAGTATTTGTCAGACCTGAATGCAACTCAGGCAGCCAAGCGAGCGGGATACAGTGATAAGACCGCTTACAGCATTGGTCAAGAAAACCTGAAGAAACCTGAAATACAGGATCGCATCGCGCAACTGAAAGCAGAGCGAAACGAACGCACCCAGGTTAATGCAGATTACGTTCTGCGTCGCTTGGTCGAGATAGACGAAATGGACGTGCTCGACATCCTCAACGTTAACGGCGAGCTAAAGCCTATCAAAGACTGGCCTAAAGTCTGGCGCACAACGCTGTCAGGAATGGACGTCACAGAGATGGCTGGCGACGCTGCCGGGCTGCTGAAAAAGATAAAGTGGCCCGATAAGGTCAAGAACCTCGAACTGCTTGGGCGCCATGTCGCCATCCAGGCATTCAAAGACAATGTTAAAAACGAGCTCACAGGCCCCAACGGATTGCCGCTGGCAGCGCCTACGTTCGTTGTTAGCTTCGGAGCGGATGATGAAAGCAGCGGAGAAGAAACTTAACTTCGCCCCAAAATTCAAGCCGCTATTCAAAGCTATTCGCTACAAGGTATTTCATGGCGGTCGTGGCGGCGCTAAGTCATGGGGCATCGCCCGCGCACTGGTCATCATGGCCGCATCCAAAAAGCTCCGCGTTCTCTGTACCCGTGAGGTGCAAAATTCGATTAAGGATTCAGTGCATAAGCTACTGAAAGACCAGATTGAAATGCTCGGTCTTAACCCGTGGTTCCGCATCACTAACGAGACGATTACCAGTGCTTCTGGCAGTGAGTTTCTTTTTAAGGGGCTGCGTTTCGATCCTCTGGGAATCAAGTCGACCGAGGGCGTGGATATTTGCTGGGTGGAAGAGGCACAGTCTGTGTCTACTGATTCATGGGACATACTGATCCCCACCATCCGTAAAGAAGGCTCGGAGATATGGGTTTCATTCAACCCCGGCGAAGAGAAAGACCCGACCTATCAGCGCTTCGTGGTTAACCCGCCTGATGACTGCATCACGGTTGAGGTGAACTACTACGACAACCCATATTTGCCGGAAACGCTCCGCAAAGAAATGGAGTACTGCAAACGGGTTGATTACGAGGCGTACGAACATATCTGGCTTGGCAAGCCTAAATCCATCTCCGAAGCGGTCATATTTAAGCGGCGCTATAAAGTTGAAGCGTTTCCAGATGACATGTGGCAGCAGGCCGATCGCCTTTTCTTTGGTGCTGACTTCGGTTTCGCCAATGACCCGAGCACATTGATCCGCATGTTCATGCTGGGCACCCGGCTTTATATTGAATATGAGGCATACGGTGTCGGTGTGGAACTGGATGAGATGGCGCAGTTTTACGACTCAGTACCGGAATCACGGCGCTGGCCTATCAAAGCCGATAACGCCCGCCCTGAGACAATCAGCCACATTGGTCGGCAAGGGTTCAGTATCGAAGCGGCCGCAAAGTGGAAAGGCAGCGTGGAGGACGGGATCACCTACCTGAAAGGGTTTGAAGAGATCATCATCCATGAGCGCTGCAAGCACACCGCCGATGAATTCCGGCTCTACTCCTACAAAGTCGACAAAAAGACCAATGAAATACTCCCGGTCATTGTGGACGCACATAACCACTGCATAGACGCCATACGCTACGGGCTGGATGGGTACATAACCAGCTCGGACAGCCTTGGCACATGGGCGCAACTTGGCAGAGGCTGAACATGTCCGAAATACAAAGCGTGTCGCAGCCTTTACCGACGCGTGACAGCTATGAAAACTTCATTGCCCGTTTAGGGCTTAACGAATCGAACCAGTCGGGCGCGGGCACTTACCGCAACAACTGGACATCGCGCAACCGCCTGCTGATTGAACAGGCTTACAGGTCTTCCTGGCTGGTGGGCGCAGGTGTTGATGCGATCCCCGATGATATGACCCGCAAGGGCGTAACCATCACTTCCAAACTGGAAGATGGGCGCAAGAAGCAGCTCGATAACGCATGGGATGAGATGGCGTTATGGGAAGCGATCAACGATACGCTGAAGTGGGCGCGGCTTTATGGTGGCGCTGTGGGCGTCATCCTCATTGAGGGCCAGAACTACTCAACGCCATTGCGCATCGACACCATCGCACCAGGCGCTTTCAAAGGTGTCATGGTGATGGATCGCTGGATGCTGAATGCAACCACGGAACGGCGCGTGACCGAGCTGGGGCCAGATTTTGGCATGCCAGAGTTTTACCGCGTTGTGACTTCAGCTACCGGCATCCCGCCGTGGCGTATTCATCACTCCAGGCTGATCCGCTTCGACGGTATCCCTCTGCCTTATCAGCAGCGCCTGACGGAAAACGACTGGGGCATGTCGGTTATTGAGCGCTGTTTCGATCGCCTGCTGGCATTCGACAGCACAACGCAGGGCGTGGCCCAGCTTATTTACAAAGCGCACTTGCGTACCTACAGCATCGAAGGGCTTCGACAGCTTCTGGCGATGGGAAAGGATAACCCGGCGTTCAAGGCACTGATGTCCCACATGGATATGATCCGCCAGTACCAGAGCAACGAAGGCATGACGATCATGGACGCCAGAGATAAGTTTGAGGCGCACACCTATTCGTATGCGGGTCTTAGCGACGTGCTCGCACAGTTCGGCCAGCAGGTTTCCGGCGCATTCGGTATCCCTCTGGTTCGACTGTTTGGTCAGTCTCCTGCCGGGTTCTCAACCGGTGACACTGACCTGGCTAACTACTACGACAACGTGTCGACCCAGCAGGAGCGAAAACTACGCCGTCCGATCCGCAAGTTGTTCGAGGTGCTGCACATGAGCCTGTTTGCTCAGCCGTTACCGGATGACTTCACCTTCGAATTTAACGAACTGTGGCAAACACCAGATAGTGAACGCGCGGAAACGGCCAATAAGGTTGTTGATGCGACGGTTAAAGCAGTAGATGCAGGACTGATGACCGAGAAAGCCGGTGCGCAGCATCTTCAGGAGACGGCCCGCGTAACAGGCCTGGGCGGAACTATCAGCGACGAGGACATTGATAATGCCAGTGACATCCCGGCGCCGACGGAAGCCGACCTCGATAACGTCGAAACCACCGAACCTGCGGCGCGCCGAGAGGCAACTGGGAACACAGCTACGACAGATAGCGCGTACGGTGGGAGCAATCGTCGAGGGCTCTTACGATGGTTCAAATGACAGCGTCACCGACATCATGGACCGGCTGGAACGCTACGCCGACCTGATAGAACCATGGTCTGAAGCAGTATCGAAGCGACTCATCAGCACGCTGGAGATTGCCGACGATGCGATGTGGCGCGAGCGCTCTTATCAAATCTCAGCGGGCCTGCGTGATCTGATGGCAGGCAGTCAGGGGCAGGTTACCCGAAGCATCATCAATGAGCAGGTGAAACTGTTTAAATCACTGCCGCTGCAGGCTGCCGACCGTGTTTACGACATCCACAATCAGGCGATAGAGGCCGTGGTGTCCGGTAAGCGCTCCAGTGAGCTAAAGAAAGAAATCATGCGCACCGGTGAGGTCACTGAGTCGCGGGCGCGCACCATTGCCCGAACAGAGGTTGGCCGGGCATCTACCGCAATCACCCAGGCGCGCTCAACTGCCATTGGCTCGCGCGGCTACATCTGGCGCACCTCCGAGGATAGCGATGTGCGCCACTCTCATGCGCAAATGAATGGACGGTATGTCGATTGGGCGAATCCACCGACGCTCGATGGAATGACCGGACATGCAGGCCAGTTTCCCAACTGTCGCTGCTATCCCGAGCCAGTCGTACCCGAGGATTAACAATGCAATATTTTTTCACCACTCGCCTCGGCAACACTCGCTTTGAGATGGCCGATGGCTCGCTGCTGTGCAAAGACGTCCCGATAGCACGTACCGGCGCGCAGGTTTACGACGAGAGCGAGCTGGAAGGCTTAATCGGTGATGAGGATGGCGAGATCGTCGTCACCCGCGATGCGGACGAAGTCTTTCGACCTGAAACGCTGGCTTCTTTCGAAGGCATGGCCTTTACGCTTGGGCATCCGAAAGACATGGTCAATCCTGGAAACTGGAAGGACTACGCACACGGGCATATCCAGAACGTCCGGCGCGGCACCGGCGACCAGTCGGACTTAATGCTGGGCGATATTCACATCAAAACTGCCGAGGCTATCCAGCAGGTAATGGACGGCCTTGAGCAGATATCAATGGGCTACGACGCCGACTACGAACAGCAGGGACCGGGTCAGGCGCGGCAGCACTCAATTATCGGTAACCACTGTGCGGGCGTCCCCAATGGTCGCGCAGGAATTCGCTGTTCAATTGGAGATAGCAATACAATGGCAAAAACAAAACAGGGCTGGCTTACCCAGCTGAAACGGGCAATTAAAACCAAGGACTCCGCCACTATGGAAGACCTTGTTGAGAATGCCCCCGCAGAACTGATTGAGCCGGAACTGGACTTGCCACGCGCGCTCAATATCACGATCAACCCGGCGCAGCCACTTCCACCGAATAAAGAACTTGGCGGCCTGACAACCGATGAAAGCGAAGGTGGCGCACAGACAACCAGCGAGCTTGAAGCCAAAGTCGATGCGCTGGCGGTTCTGGTTCAGCAGCTTCTCAACCCGGCGTCAACGGCGACCACTGACAGCGATGATCCTGACGAGAAGGAAGAGAAAACCCGCGCCACCACCGATGCCGCTTATCATCAGGGCGTCGTGGCGCGAGCTGAACTCATCCTGCCGGGTGTGAAGCTGCCTGAAGGTGGCAAGCTGGCGGCATTCAAGCGCGCCACCATGGACGCAGCATTCAAAACGCCGGAAGGTCAGGCGCTGCTTGCTCCGCTGGTGGGCACGTCTCCGGACTTTGCAAAAATGCCTAAGGCCACACTCGATGCGGTATTTGTGTCGGCCAGTGAAATCGCAAAAGCGCGCAACAACGTTCCGGCCTCAACCGGGCGTTCTACCTTCTACGACGCTTCTAACAAAAACTCTCCGGCAGCCCTGAACAAGGCATACGCCGCCCACTGGAATAAATAAGGGATAACCAATGCCTTCATTACTCTACCGGATGCCTGTAGGCATCGCCGGGGCTATCTCACGCCCGCAGGATTTAACCACCGAGCCGGTGATCCTTAATTCAGCCAACACTTTCAGTGCTTACGGGCTGGCAGGAAAAGACAGCGCCGATGGCAAGTTTATTCCGCTGGCTGCATCAGATGCGGCAACGGTGATTACCGGTCTGTACGTGCGTCCTTACCCGACCACCTCAACACCTGACATGGTTCGCCAGGTCGGCACCGGCAAGAGCTTCACAGGCGATGTTATGAAACGCGGTTATATGACCGTAAACATCGGCAGCACTGCGGTGAATCTGACTAAAGGCGCGCCGGTTTACGTGCGTAATGCCAACCCAACTGATTCCAGCCCGTTGGGCTCAATTCTGGGCGCAGCTATCACGGGTGAAACGGTGGTTCTGCCAAACGCAACTTTCACTGGCGCAGGCGATGCCGACGGCAACGCTGAAATCGCATACAACATCTAAGGGAAACGCTACATATGTTAACTTTTGACCAAGCCACCGTTGACGGTACTGGCGCTTTCCTGGTTGGCGAACTTGAGCGCCTCGACCAGGAACTGAATATGCCACTGGTGGGGTATACGTGGTCGCGCGATATTCAGTTGCGCGAAGACGTTTCCATCGCCGATGACATCAGTTCGTTCACCAACTCCACCTTTGCTGCAGCAGGGACACCGAACCCGAACGGTAAGAACTGGATCGGCAAAGACTCCACCGCTATCGCTGGCCCGAACGTCGATATCGCTAAAACCGGCTTCCCGCTGACCCTGTGGGGCATGGAGCTGGGCTGGACCGTTGTCGAACTGGCAGCGGCTGCAAAAGTTGGTCGCCCGATCGATACCCAGAAGTACGATGCGATGCAGCTCAAATGGAACATGGATACCGATGAGCAGGTTTATCGTGGCGATACTCAGCTTGGTGTTAAAGGCCTGACAAACTATGCTGGTGCCTCAGTGACCAATGCCGCAAAGACCTGGGCTACGTCAACTCCTGACGAAATCCGCGCCTCCATCAACAAAGTGCTTTCAGATGCCTGGGCTGCAACGGGTTATACGCTGGTGCCGCGTGATCTGCTGTTGCCTCCTGAGCAGTTCGCGCTACTTTCGAGCATCATCGTATCGACCGCTGGTAACCAGTCCCTGTTGAGCTACCTGCGTGAAAACACCATTGCTTATCACCAAAATGGCGTGCCGTTGAATATCCGCGCGGTGAAGTGGCTGAAAGGTGCTGGCGTGGGCGGTACCGATCGTATGGTGGCTTACACCAACGACAAAAAATACGTGCGTTTCCCGATGGTGCCATTGCTGAGTGTGCCTATTCAGTATCGCGGCATTTACCAGCTCACCACCTATTACGGCAAGCTGGGCGCTGTTGAATCACCGTACCCGGAAACTATGGCATACGTTGACGGCATCTGACGAACCCGGCCCCGAAAGGGGCCTTCAGGAGTAAAACATGTCAAAGAAAACTATCCGGGTTCACACCCCATTCACATTCAGCTTTGAAGACGGTGTTAGTCAGCGCTTTGAGATGGGTGAACATACCGTTGACGATAAAATCGCGGATCACTGGTTTGTCGCTGCCCACTCTGATGTGACTGGCAAAGCAAAAACCAGCGCTGACGTGAAAGAGTTTCAGGTCCAAATCGACAGCCTGACCGCGCAACTGGAAGAGCGGGATAAAGCTAATGGTGAGTTGCAGGCGTTGCTGGCTGAAAAGACTGAAACCATTACCGACCTGACCGCGCAACTGGCCGCCTTCGAGGCACCGGAACAGGAAGCGAAGGGTGACACCAATGGCAAGAAACAAAAACCTGCCGACAGTAAGTGATTTCCGCCGCGACTTTCCCCAGTTCAGTGATGAAACAAGGTACCCAAACACGGTAATCCAGTTCCGTCTCAATCTTGCTGACACGCTAATCGACGGTTCTGCTATGGGGGACATGTTCCCCTATCTGGCTGAGTTATTTGTCGCCCATTACATGGTGCTGTACGCCGCTGATACTGCTGCGGGTGCGCTGGGCGGCGCAGGTGGTTCGACGAGTGGCGTGGTGGCATCCAAGTCGGTCGACAAAGTCAGCGTAAGCTACGACAACAGTTCAACGCTCAACGCTGACGCCGGTTTCTGGAACTTCTCGCGATACGGCGCTGAGTTCTGGCAGATGCTACAGCTTTTCGGCTATGGGGGCATTCAACTATGAGATCAGGCGTGCGAACAGGTGCCGATAATGTCCAAAGCATTCTGGATGCCCTTAATACCCTCACTAACAAGGATGTTCTGGTGGGCATTCCTGAAGCAAAAGACGAGCGCGAAGGTGAAGGTGAGTTTGGCAATGCTGGCATCGGCTTTATCAATGAAAACGGCTCTCCGGCTCAAAATATCCCACCAAGACCACACCTGAAACCCGGCGTTCAGGCAGCAGAAACGGAATTTATTCCTCATCTCAGGGCTGCTGCGCTGAAAGCTCTGGAGGGAAACGCGGAAGGGGCGGTGACATCGCTCGACCGTGCCGGGTTAGTGGCCGCAAATGGCGTGAAGCGCTACATCACCATTACCGGATTCATCCCCCTGGCTGATTCCACCATTGCTAATCGCCGTCGCAGGGGGCGAACCGGTAATAAGCCGCTCATCGACACTGGCGAGTATCGCCGCTCAATTACGCACGTTGTGAGGGATAAAGATGCCGACACTTGATGTAACTGACGTGCTTCTGTCGCCGGAATTTCTCGATACTTCTCTCGTCGTTAAACGCAATGAGCAGACTGTTGATGATGATGGCTTCGCCATTAACGTCGTCACGCAGACGTCATTCGGTGGTGTGGTTACGGTCGATCGCTCGCTTGAAGCGCGCCGCATGCAGGCGGGACAGGTGATCAGCGGCGCAATTCTGATTGTCACAACCTACCGGCTTACCAGTGGAAACACCGGACTTGATGCCGATATTGTGGCTTACCGGGGGCGCGACTACCGCGTGACCTTCGTTGATCCGTATACAGCGTACGGTGCTGGTTTCGTGCAGGCACACTGCGAACTTTTACCGTTTGACGGGGGGCCAGAGTGAGTAACAGCAGCACATCACCCGGCTACCTGACGCCCGTCAGCGTGCCGCAGGCTTATGACGAAGCGCTGGAGCGTGAACTTAGTCAGTGGGTGCGTGCTTTATCTGGCCTGTCGGCTGGAATGGTTCGTCCTCGCTGGACACCAACACAGGCTGCTGTTCCTGCTGCGGATGTTAACTGGTGCGGATTCGGGATCACCGGCATTAGTGCAGACGACTCACCGGCGTTTGTACGGCAGACGGACGACAGCAACCAGATGTGGCGTCATGAGGTGATCGAAACGCTTTCCTCATTTTACGGTCCTGCGAGCCAGTCAGTAGCCACTCTGTTCCGTGACGGGCTCACGGTTGAACAAAACAACGCCACCCTGAACGATAACGGGTTATCTCTTGCTGATTACAGTGAGTTGATTGCTTTCCCTGAGCTTATCAATAACCAGTGGGTGCGGCGTTACGACATTACAGTTCGCCTACGCCGCAAAGTTATCCGCGAATACGGCATCAAATCGATCCTCTCTGCTCCAGTCCAATTTTTCGGAGATTAAACCATGCCTAACGGCTTATCTGTTCAGCGCGTCGTAAACGTGCAGGTCACGCTCGCCGTTCGCGCGGCGCTCGGGCGTAATTTTGGCGCGCTGCTGGTGCTTGGCACCTCAACCGTCATTACGGCACCAGAAGTCATGCGCCTTTATCAGGACATTGAAAGCGTCGCCACCGACTTTGGCACCAGTGCCGAAGAATACAAAGCAGCAAACCTGTATTTCCAGCAATCGCCGCAGCCGCGTGATCTGTATATCGGCAAACTGGCCCGCACCTCGGCACCTGCCACCGCTGGCAAGCTTACCGGGGCAGTGCTTTCAAGTTCAGAGCAGACGCTGGCTAACTTTACCGCTGTGACAGCTGGCGCTCTGAAACTATCAATCAACGGCACTGTATCGACGATCACCGGCATTAACCTGTCTGCCGCTTCCAACCTGGCTGGCGTGGCAACTGCCATCACCGCCAAACTGACCGGCGCTACGGTCTCCTGGGTGCCTGGCTCCAGCCAGTTTGTCATTACGTCTGGCACAACCGGCGCAACGTCAGCGATCGGTATTCCAACGGCGGCCGGAACGGGTACTGACCTGGCTCCACTGCTGGGCATTGATTCAGCGCACAACCCCACGGTGGCAAACGGCCAGGCGGCGTCCTCTTCGGTTCTCCCGTCTGTCACTGCTGCCCTGAACTACTCTGCTGACTGGTATGGCCTGGTAATTGCCGACACGACGATGACGGATCAGGACCATCTGGATGTTTCTGCGCTGATTGGTTCTGCGAGCGACTCCCGCGTATACGGTGTGACTACCGGCGCATCGGCGGTTCTGGATGCAACCAGTACCACGGATATCGCCTACAAGCTGAAAGCGGCGGGCTACGGTCGTACATTCTGTCAGTACAGCCAGGTGCCTTATGCAGCTGCCTCAGCATTCGGGCGTGCTTTCACCGTGAACTTCCTGGGGAACAACACCACTATCACGCTGAAGTTCAAGCAGGAGCCGGGTATTACCGCCGAGACAATCACCGCTCAGCAGGCTGACACGCTGAAAGCCAAGAACTGCAACGTGTTTGTGCGCTACGCCAACGACACCGCCATTATCCAGGAAGGCGTGATGTCCAACGGTGATTTCTTCGATGAGCGCCACGGTCTCGACTGGCTGCAAAACTACGTCCAGAACAACCTCTGGAACCTGCTTTACACCTCCACCACCAAAATTCCTCAGACTGAGGCTGGCGTTACGCGACTGGTGACCAACGTTGAGCAGTCTATGGACCAGGCGGTGAATAACGGACTGCTGGCTCCTGGCGTCTGGAACGGTGGCGACATCGGCCAGGTCACGGCGGGCGATACCCTGACCAAGGGCTATTACGTTTACGCCAACCCGCTGGATAAACAGGCTCAGGCCGATCGCGAAGCACGTAAAGCGCCGGTGATTCAGGTGGCGGCAAAACTGGCGGGCGCGATCCACTTCGCCGATGTCCTGATTAACGTAGTGCGCTAAGGGGAACTGAATGAGCACTTATTCTTTTATCGATGTCACCGCGTCCATGACCGGGCCGACCGGGATTATCGATCTCGGCTATGGCTCTGCCAACTCGGAAGAGGGCATCACGGTCACCATGGCCGAAAACAAAAACACCATGACTATCGGTGCTGATGGCGAAGTGATGCACAGCTTGCACGCGGGTAAGGCTGGCACGATTACCGTGACGCTGCTGAAAACCTCGCCAACCAATAAAAAACTGTCTCTGGCTTACAACGCACAGAGCCAGTCTTCTGCGCTGTGGGGCAATAACGTATTTGTTATCCGAAACAGCGCATCCGGCGACATCACCACCGCACGCTCCTGCGCATTCCAGAAACAACCCGATCACGCCAATGCTAAAGAAGGCGGCACGGTATCCTGGGTGTTTGATGCGGGCAAAATCGACCAGTTACTCGGGGAGTTTTAATCCATGGAAATCACCATTAAGGACCAGCAATACCGCATTGGTAAGTTGAGCGTGTTTGAGCAACTGAAAGTCTCCCGCAAACTCCTGCCGGTGCTAGCGGGCCTGGTCTCTGACTTCCGTAATGTCCAGGCAAAACTAACCGCAAAAGATACTGAGGGCGCGCTGGAAAGCATCCTGCCTAAAATTGCCGATGCCGTTTCAGGACTCAGCGATGACGATGTGGATGCGATCCTGTTCCCCTGTCTTCAGGTGGTGGCTCGCCAGCACGGTAAAGGCTGGGTGCCGGTATGCCTGCAGGGGAATATGGCGTTCGATGACATCGACCTGTTCGTGATGCTTCAACTGGTGGCGCGGGTGGTCGCTGATTCGCTGGGAAATTTTTTGCAAGAACTCCCTACCGGCGAGACGAACATCCCTCCAACGGAATAACGTTCAACACCCTGCCGGGCGGTGAGGATTACATCCTGCGCCCGGCCCTCGTCTTTAACATTGACCAGAAAGACCTTGACAGCGGTGCGGTGGACCTGTGCCGCATTGCCCTGCTGAATGATTATCTTGATATGCGTGACGACAATGACGCGCGCGTGGAGAAATGGAGAGCAACCGATGAGCGGTAACGTGGACACGATCAAAAGCTTCCTCGTTTCTCTGGGCTTTGACGTTGATGGAGCCGGGCAAGCAAGGTTTGAAGCCACGATTAAAGGCGTCACCGCCAGCGTGATTAAGATGGGGGCGGTGGTAGAGGGGGCAGCACTTGCTGTAGTGGGATTCACAACCCAGATCGCAAACGGACTGGACAAGCTCTACTGGGCATCACAGCGCACAGGCGCGACAGTAAATGGAATTAAAGCCCTTGGCTATGCAGCCTCGCAAACCGGCGCAAGCGCAGAAGCGGCTCAAAATTCCCTGGAAAGTCTTGCGGCTTTTATGCGAAACAACCCGGGGGCGGAGGGGTTTCTTAACCGCCTGGGTGTGCAGACGCGTGACGCCAGCGGCAAATTGCGTGATACGGCAGCCATTTTCACCGGTGTAGGGCAGCGGCTTAACAACATGCCGTATTATCGCGCGCGGCAGTATGCGCAAATGCTGGGCATTGATGAAAACACGCTCATGGCAATGCGGCGTGGGATAAACGGGTTTACCGCCGACTATCAGTCGATGCTTCAGAAAACCGGTTTCAACGCTGATAAAGCCGCTGCGCAGTCCAATAAGTTCATGACGTCCATGCGCGGGCTTACGTCGCTGTTCGGCATTATGCGGGACAAGATCGGCTCAAACCTCGCTGACGGTCTTGCTGGTTCACTGGACACTTTCCGGCGGCGCATCCTCGACAACTTCCCGAAGATAGAAGAGACGCTGACACGGTTAATTAAAGGCGTTTTATGGCTGGCAGAGGCTTTTTCCAGGATGGTCTACAGGCTGATACAGGGGGCTGGAGAAGTTATTGACTGGTGGAACCGGCTCGATGACAGCAGCAAAAACCTTATCAAAATTTTTGGGGCAATTCTGGTAGCCTGGCGCTTTCTTAACTCAGCTTTTATGACATCCCCCATAGGCATTATCACCTCACTAATAATCGCACTGGGTTTGCTTTGGGATGATTACAAGACATGGAAAGAAGGTGGAAAAAGCCTTATTGACTGGTCGAAATGGGAACCAGCAGTAGAAAAAGCCAAAAAGGCGATTCTCTGGATACGCGACAGGTTGCTGGGGTTGAAAGATTCGGTTGGTGGCTGGCAAAACTCACTGGAAATCTTGGCGACATTTATTGCCGGCGCATGGATAAGTAAAGTGCTCGGTGCCTTCAGTAAAATTTCCGGGCTTCCTATCCCTCCCTGGCTGAAACTGTGGGGGTTGTATGCAGGGTATGTTATCAGTGACAGTGACAACATCACTGCCAGCGCTAAATCATCATGGAACACGACCAAAAGTAATGTTGGTGATGCGCTGCGCTGGTTTGTAGGGGATGATCTTAAATGGCTAGGAATTGATATCGACCTTGGGCGCCGCCCCGGAACTGTCTTCGGCTCAAACATCCAGCCAGACATCCCCGGCGCTGACCCGGGCCAGTATGGACAGTCTGTGAAACGGCCACAGGCCTCTAAAGCTGGCGCTCACCTTCTGAGCTGGATGCAGCCAATGCTCACTAACCTGGAGCAAATATACCGACTTCCTGAGGGTTTATTGCGAAGCGTGGCAATCACCGAATCCGGGGGTAACCAGTTTGCTATTTCGGGTGCCGGAGCTAAGGGGCTTTTCCAGTTTATGGACGGTACCGCACGGGATATGGGATTGCGCGGAAACGATGTTTTCGACCCCGCAAAGGCGGCGCAGGCTGCTGCTAAATACCTTGCTCAACTTCTCCAGGCCAACGGTGGTGACCTGATTAAGGCGCTGGCTTCATATAACTGGGGTATCGGTAATGTCCAGCGTTACGGGATGGCCCTAATGCCGCAAGAAACGCGCAATTACATCCCGAAAGTGATGAGCAACATGCCAGGTGGTGGTGGTGCCCAGATTAGCCAGGAAACCAACATCAACATTTACGGTGCGACTGACCCATCGGCGACAGGCCGGGAAGTCGCTGATCGTCAGATGGGTGTGAACTCACGCCTCACTCAACAGATGGCAGGGCCAGGGTAATGGATATTCTTTCTGCAATCTTCCGCCAGCAGTCGCGGCGCATCGAACTTATAGTGCCGTCTGTCGTGGTATCGGAAAAACATTCTGACACTCTGGAAATTACCGAGCATCCGGTTGAGAAGCCAACAACCGGCACCGCTTCTGGATTTATTGCTGACCATGCCTACAAACGCCCCAGCGAAGTAACAATGGAATGTGGCTTTGCTGGTGGCGGGGCTCTGCTGGATTTCGCCAGTAGCCTGACGGCGACAAATATTCTTGGTAAGAGCCCAAAAGAAACTTATCAGGAGTTGCTCAATCTCCAGCTGTCACGCGTGCCTTTTGATGTGATCACGGGAAAACGAACGTACAGCAATATGCTGATACGTGCGATTGAGGTGACCACAGACAGAACCAGTGAGAACGTTTTGATGTGTGTTCTGACGCTGCGAGAAGTGATCCTGTCGGAGACAAAAAGCATTACTGTCGCGGATAAACAGGACATGAAAGAAGGTGTAAGCACATCAGCGGTACAGGACACAGGCACGAAGTCGCCGATCCCGGTGAATGAGTCCCTTTTATCCTCAACCGGCGCAGGGGGTATTCTCAGGGGTACGGCGCTGGGTAACATGATAGGTGTCCGATGAATATCATTGAAGTCCCTCTTAGCCCTGATAATCAGCAGTTTCGGATACTGCTGGGGGACACCACTTATACGCTGAAAACGCTCTGGCGCGACGATGCCGGGTGGATACTGGACGTCATGGACAGCGGCGGGCAGCCTGTTTTGATGGGTGTCCCGCTGGTGCCGGATATCAGCCTTATGGAGCAATACCCGGAGCTGGCTTTAAATGGCGTCCTGGCTGTGGTCTGTGACAACGGCGCACCCGAATACCCGACAAAAACCAACCTCGGAACATCCTCTCACCTTGTCTTTATTCAGGAATAGCCATGTCACAGAACTGGATGCGTCACTTTGAGTTGCAACTACTCGACCAGAATGGTCAGGGCGTCATGCTCTCTGACTTTAAGGTTACCTTTCAGATTGAGTGGGCGGATACGCGCTGGCCGCGTGTGGCTAACGTGAAAATCTATAACCTGAGCCGCGAAACGACCAGCAAGATTATGGGGAAGGAATTTTCTAAAATCCGCATCATTGCCGGTTATGACGGGCTGGCGCAGGCTGTTGATGCCAGTCAGGTTGGTATCGCACGTGATGTTCCCGCAGATAAAGCTGGGCAGACTGGCGGCCAGAATTATGGCCTTATCTTTGATGGTGATATCCGGTTTACCATTACCGGCAAGGATAATGTTACAGACTCCTGGGTACTGATTCAGGCTATCAGTGACCATGAGGCATTTTTGTATGCCAGCACTGTAACCACGCTGGCAGCGGGTCACACGGTTGCCGATCTTCTCGCTGCTAATATGAAGGGGTTTAACGCGTTCGGCGTCACCCCTGGCATCATCGGCGATATGCCAAATACCGTGTTCCCGCGTGGTCGTGTGGTATTCAAATCATCGCGTGATGTGATGGACAATATCGCTAAGCAGTGTAACGCGACGTGGCAACTGGTAGACGGTCAGGTTCAGATGGTGCCGGAAGATAAATATATCCATGAGGCCATTGTGCTGAGTGCGGATACTGGCCTGATTGGCATGCCACAGCAGACGATGGGAGCGGGTGTAAACGTTCGTTGTCTGATTAATCCGAATATCCGTATCAATGGCCTGATTCAACTGGATCAGGCCTCAGTATACCGGGCAGCACTGGGTAACGGCGAAGTCGCGCAGTCTCCTGGGCGTATCGCCGAAACCGACGAAAACGGCAACCGGATAGTTACCGGAACCACTTCGCAACCGGCCAGTATTGCGACAGATGGCGTTTATATCGTCAAAGCCATCGACTATACTGGCGACACCAGAGGTCAGGCGTGGTACATGGATTTGATGTGTTTTGCGCGCGGGGCGCGTGATTTGATCAGCCAGGCAACTATATCTCGCTCAGGAGGGAACTAGGTGAAAAAGAGCAAGCTAAGTAATTGGTTTATAGCGGCATCGATATCCATTATAGGGGTAACTGGATGTGCGAATGTTGGAGCTAATAATCAAAAGGATGTTGCCTTCAAAAATCGGGCTGGTTGGGCACCTCTAATTACTTTAGCGCTTGATGACTGCAAAACCTGGAACGCTAAAGGCAAGTCGCTTATTAATTGGGCTGGGGAGACTTGTGGTCCTGATGGATTAATCAAGGTAATAAACAAAAACCAAGACATGATCCCTGTTTTTTATGCTGCTTATCATGAGTATGGAGCTCGTGACATTAACTCGCCGGATGTCAGAAATCTTACAAAATTCAAACAGCTAAATTACCTTTACGAGCTTGCGAAAAAACTTGAATCTCCAGCAGTTGTTACAGACATCTATAATGATTATGTCATTGATAGAAAAGGCATGGGTCTTGCTGATGTCCCTAGCGCTACTTTCGTTAAAAAACTGAAAGATTTTTCATTACTTAAAAATGATATTTACGCTCAAATGAATGAGGTAGCAAAAGCTGATTATGAAAAAAGCATCGCTACCAGAGGAAGCGAAAAGCTAGGTGTCGATTACAAAACTGTTTGTGGACCGTACACCATAGATCTCTCACCTTCTGATGGCCTTTCTCGTATAAATGGCGTAATACCTGAAACACAAAAAATAAGGCGCTTAACTACAGGCAATGCTAGTGATGCTAAAGGCGATCCGGACAACATTAAAATGGAATGGACAGTTGCAACAGATCAGCCTGGCCGCTGGGTAGGTCTTGAGTACATTAAACGCGACGGAAAAGCCATTCTCAATGCTCAATGGTTACAGGCTAACATGAATGCGCCGCGCCAATACGCAACTTATGATTGTGTGAAGGTTGACTGAAAAAGCTTCTTAACACCGGACAGCAACTGTGTTCAAATGCTTGCTCATTTATAGATGGCTCGCTCACTCCGAAATTCATGATCAAACCTAAACTTGAAACTGATGCTCTGCTAAATAAGCTCTTTCCTTCAATGGAAAGCGGTAAAAATTTACTTACAGATCTTCAGATTATGGACATAATCCGCAAGGCTCGGAGGGTCCCTGATCGCCATGAGGGATTGCTCGTTGAAGGTTTGGCAAAGCTTATAAATGGGCAATTTGATGAAGGGGTTGAGCTATGCGAGCGATCCATTCAGCTTAACACCCATGACCACGTTGCATGGCTTAATTTTGGGGTGACGCTATCGAGCCTCGGGCATCACAGCATGCAAAATGATTTGCTGTGGCGTGCAATGAGCTATGGTTTAGTTGAGGCATACCTAAAGGCTTTATCTGTTAGTGCCTTCTGGGTAGATGTTAAGATGTTCGAACACGCATACGAATTTCTTGATAGAGCAGGATTGATAAATACATCTCTTACCGAAAAGCAGAAATATGAGGTGGAATTTATGCATGAGTTAGGCTCCAGGCTCGATTTTATAGCCCCATTTGCAACCATCGCTATGGAGATAGCCGAGTCAGAGCGATTGGTCGTAACTAACAGCCACGTTTCAGGTGATGCAGAGCATGGCTATTGCTATGCATTACACATTGATGAAAGTGATCCTGATAAGCTATTGATGGTCAATGATATGGCATTGCATAAAATTCTATCAAAGGGATTGCATGCTCTGGACTGCGTTACTGTGTTTGTATCGGAGAGTCATTAATGCCGGTTGAATACACGTCATTCCTGGAGTTGGCCAAAGAATCCTTGGATAACAAAGGCCGTGAAATTGACTTCAGAAGTAGTATCAGTAAATCATATTACTGTATGTATCATTCAGCCTCCCGCCTTACAAACGGTAAGATTGGCAGAGCTGATAGTAATGGTAATGGATTTACAGGCGGAGTTCATAAGCGGTTCTATTCATATTTAATGGATAACGCAGCAGATAACTATGCCTTAGATAAAGACCTTACTATTAAAGTAGGCATCATGCTTAAACAATCTCATGCTTTGAGAATTTCTGCTGATTACCATCTTGAGCATAACATTACCAAACCTACAGCAGAAATGATGATAAAGAGAGCTGTTGAATTAGAACAAATAATCTCTAATCTTCACAAATAACCCGCCGCCGAGCGGGTTTTTTTATGGGGTTTTTATGCCAGTTTCCACGCAATCACAAATCGGCGGGGAGCAGCAGACCGCCCATGCTATCGCCGAAAATCTTTCAACTCAGCTTCGCGTTGCCATGCCTGGCATCATCCAGTCATTCGATCCTGACGCAGTAACCTGTACCGTCTTACCTGCCATTAGGGGGATTATCCCGACGCAGGACGGAACCGACCCGTCTGACCTGCCGATGCTGGTAGATGTTCCGGTCATATTCCCGCGCGGCGGTGGTTGCACCATGACTTTCCCGGTTAAGCCTGGTGATGAGTGTCTTCTGGTGTTTTCCGATCGCTGCATCGATTTCTGGTGGCAGAACGGCGGTGTTCAGGAGCCGGTTGACCCGCGCCAGCATGACCTCAGTGACGCATTCGCCATCATCGGCCCGCAGTCGCAGGCGAAGAAAATCAGCGGCATCAGTACCAGCGCAGCGCAGTTCCGCAGCGACGACGGCAGCACTTATTTCGAAATTAACCCAGCCACGAAGAAAATCAAACTGGTCGCGCCAGGCGGTTTCGACGTGATTTCCCCGGAGTCTACCTTCTCAGCGAAGGTGACGATAACCGGCCTGTTAACGTGGATGGGCGGCATGGTCGGTAGCCTTGCGAGCGGAACCGCGGCGAAAATTACCGGGGCCATTGAGTTCCTAGGCACTCTTAAATCCAACGGCAAAGATATCAGCGATCAGCACACGCATAACGGCGTGCAATCTGGTAGTGGCAACTCAGGCAAGGTGAACTAATGCGATACCGACGCGAATCTGATGATGGCGACTACACCTTCGGGCAGGGTGACGACACCTTCCTGGTGAACAGCCCGGAATGCGTTGCCCAGGCCGTAAAGACACGCTTCGAATTGTGGCGAGGGCAGTGGTTTCTCGATACAACCGAGGGGACGCCCTACGTTCAGTCTGTACTCGGCAAGCAGCGTGCTGACGTTTACAACCTGGCGATCCGCGAGCGCATCAGCACTACGCCCGGTGTCCTCTCCATTATCTCCTTTGACACCATCAATGATGGCACCACGCGGCGCGTTGCCTTCCGGGCCACCATCGATACCATCTACGGACAAACCACAGTAACCAGCGAGGCATAAATGGCTTTGACCCTCGACACGCTGGGGTTATCGGCAACGGTAACTGCCCAGGGGATCAGCGCGCCCGATTACCAGACCATACTCGACAAGCTGTCGGAATATTTCAGGCAGATTTACGGTAATGATGCATACCTCGATCCCGACAGCAAAGACGGGCAGATGCTGGCGATTTACGCGCTGGGCATCCATGACGCGAACAACACCAGTATCGCCGTTTATAACTCGTTCTCACCCAGCACTGGCATGGGGCGGGCGCTGTCCAGTAACGTCAAAATCAACGGTATCACCCGGAAGCTGGCGACAAATTCCACGGCGGATGTGGTGATTGAAGGCGATGTCGGCACGCAGATCACCGCTGGCAGTGTACGCGATGCAAACGGCACGATCTGGAACCTTCCGGCCAGCGTGATTATCCCGCAGACCCAGACCATTACTGTGACGGCGATCTGCTCTGTCTCCGGCCCGGTGGTTGCACTGGCGGGTACCATTAACCGCATTGCCACGCCGACGCGCGGCTGGCGAACGGTGAATAACCCCACAGCCGCGACACCGGGCGAGAGTGGTGAGAATGACGCGCAGCTGCGTCAGCGCCAGACCCGCAGCACCGCATTACCGTCGCAAACCACCATGGAAGGCGTCGACGGCGCTCTGCTCAATATTGCTGGTGTAACCCGCCTGCGAAGCTACGAGAACGATACCGAAACTACTGACAGTAACGGGCTTCCGGCGCATTCCATGTGCTGCATCGTGGACGGTGGGGACGCAACGGAAATCGCCACGGTTATCGCAGGGAAAAAAGACGTTGGCACGACCACGTTTGGCACAACCACGATTAACCTTGTTGGGCGATACGGTGAGCCAAAGCACATCCGGTTCTCGCGCCCAACGGTGGTTGATATCTTCGTTGATATCACACTGACAACCTATCCTGGCTACACCACTTCGACGGCGGACAGGATTAAGGCCGAGGTGGCAAAGTACATTAACTCACTGCGCATCGGCGATCCGGTTTTGCTGAGTCGCGTTTATTCCCCGGCAAACCTTGGCGTGATGAGCGGTGGGGAGAGCCGGTTTTACGATATTACGTCACTGGAGATCGGCAAAAGCGCATCAACTACCACATCAGCTAACATTGCCATTTTGTTCGATGAGGCGGCGCACTGCGATGTAGCCAACATTAAGGTGGCCGCATCATGAGCAAATACACCGAGCTGATCACGAACTACCACGCAACCCGGCAACTTTTTCCGCAGCACGTAGATCTGATAACTCGTCCGCTCACCGATGCCTACGTCGCTACTGGCGGATTAATTGACGCCTTTGACCTGGACAATGCCGTCGGTGTGCAACTGGACATCCTGGGTGAATGGATTGGGCGCAGCAGGCAGGTTTCAACGCCGATATCGGGAGTCTATTTTTCCTGGGATGACAGCAATCTCGGGTGGGATCGCGGAAACTGGCAGGGGCCATTTGACCCTGATGAGGGGATAATGCAACTGAGCGACGACACTTATCGCGTCGTACTCAAAGCCAAGGCGGCAATAAACCAGTGGAACGGACGTAACGAGAGCATCCCGGATATTCTTGACGTTGCTCTGGCTGGCTCAGGGATCAGGATGGCGATAATCGACAACCTGGACATGACCGAGTCCGTCTGGGTTATGGCTGACCCTAACTATATTCTTAACCCAACCGACAGAATGATAGTGGACTCGGCGATAAATGGCGGACCATTCATCAATTTGCCTGCTGATTATTCGCCATCGCAATATTTATCTAACCCGGTTAATGACCTGAGCAATGAAATGGTATGGGTAATTAAAAATGGCTACCTGACCATTAAGCCTGGCGGCGTTCGCATCCGCGAAATTATTACGCCATCCGCCGGTTATCAGTTTTTTGGTTTCGATATCGATGATGAGTATGTTTCCGGTTTCGACCAGGGGGCGTGGGAAGCATCGTTTTAATTTCCTGTGAACAGATCAAGGAATATTCATGCCTTACAATACAAATAACCCGGTCCCTTCCAGTGATTTGCGGGACTTTTATGACAATACTCAGACGCTGGATGAGGTTGTAAATTCAGGCGGTAATGAAACAACCACCCGCACAGGCAAAAAAATTGCAACCCTGAGCGGCCTGCAAACACAGGTAACTCAGATCGGGCAGTCCGCAAGCCAGTCAGCACAACAGGCTTCACAATCAGCCGCCGCAGCCGCACAGAGCGCCGCAGAAGCCGCCAGTTCAGCCGCCGCCACGGGGTATGTAGCGCCGCCATTCCCGGATGTGTGGGCACCGCTAAGCGATAGCCTCCAGTTGCTGGCCGGGTCTTCGCCTGTTGACACGTTCACTATTAGCGGCACCAGTTATCCACTCAAGACAAAGAGCCTTAGCTTTACCCGATCATCGACCGCAACTTATATCGATAAAAGCGGCGTATTGCAGACAGCAGCAATTAACGAACCGAGGTTTGAAAAAGAGGGGCTTCTGATAGAGGGGCAATCAACAAACTATTTTATAAATACCGAGAATCCTGCGCAGTGGAAAAGTACAAGTTACGCTGATTCAACTGTTAACATAACTGCTGTAAATGATGGAAACTCAAAAGCCACCACCGGAGTTATTACCACTACTGCTGAAAAAAACTCGATCAGACTGATAGGCAATAACGGAACAACAATCCCATTATCCTCTGGCGGGCAAATTTATTGTTCATTCAGGGCGAAAATCCCGGATGGCAAGCAGATTAGAGTTCGGTTCGCCGCTACTGCAGGTGGTTTTCAGGGAGGTATTTATTTCTCTCATGACGGCGTTATTACATTAAAAGACCCAATAATTAACGGGTCAGTCCAACTATTGAGCGATGGCTATATTCAGGCTTCAGCTTACATGGCATCAAGTGCGTCTGATGCATTTTATTGTGAAATACATCTTACTGAACGTGTTACTTCTAACATGGTGCCGGTCGGTACAGTCGTTAATTTACAGATGCCACAAGTTGAGCCGGGTTTATTATCATCATATATACCAACAGCCGCAGCGGCTGTAACCCGAGCCGCTGATGATTGCACTTCGCAGCGGTCAGGTAACGACAACTATTTTGGACCGGTGACTATTGCCGCTGAAGTACATTGCAACGGGCCGACCAGTACAGCCGGAACGGCAAACAGGCGCGGTATTATTTCTATCATGCCGAGCAATACCGAGTATGTAGTCATAATGGTAGATAACTCGTCGGCAACGTTAGGGAAATTTGCATTTGCTTACGGCGGGTCGAGTTTCAATATGGCCTCGAAAGTCATTGATGACGGCAATATGCATACAGTTTGCGCTCGTTCAAATACCGCTGAAAATCAATGCAGTGTAGATGGCGAACAATTATCAAACCCAACAGCGGTGACCAGACCTACCCCGGGAACAGTCTCCGCAGTAAACCAAATAATTATGATTGGTCGAGGCGCAGGCGCTACGGCCCCCGGGCAACGCATGTTGAATGGTCACATCCGTAACCTTCGCATCTGGCACCGCGCATTATCTGACATCCAAATGAAGGGCATCCGATGAGAGATATTTTTTTGCGCTTCAGTAATGAAGGTGAAATGCGTGAGCAGTTATTAAAGTCAGGATTTGAAGAAAGCAACGGTGAATTATTTCACGCCGAAGTTTGTCTTGATGTTGTTGGCGTTATTTATTCTTTGGCGAATAGCGATGCGGATAATCCTGAATATATTGCCGACGATGGATGGCATGTGAATATTCGTATTGTCGATAGCGGTATTACTCTGCCTGATTTAACCCCTTTTGTAGTTGAACCTAAATCACCATCCCGAGTCTGGGCATAATGGAGCTATAAATGGCAACTAACGATTTTAAACCGTTTGCGACTGGTGCTGGCGCAAACGTCATGAGCCAGGCGGATTATCTCGCGTTGGCGGCACTGATTACCGGGTTCCAGTCAGGGAAAGCATCCAGCGCCCAGGTCAACAAGGCGCTGCGGCAGGCTACATTTATCGCGTCTGCGCTGGCGCAATTCGTCTCGGACAAATCGGGAGCGGACGTCCTGGATGATGGTGATATCAATGCTTTCGTTACCAAGTTAACCAACGGCTTCGGCAAGCAGTATCTGAGTCGCAACAGCCCGTTTGCTGACATCAAGGCGGATAACACCGGAGCAACCGCGCGCAGCAACCTTGATCTGAAAACTGCTGCGCAACGAGATGTCGGCACTGGAACAGGCCAGATCCCCGACATGTCCTCATTCACATCAAGCCTGTCAGCGTCAGGATGGCAAAAATTGCCGAGCGGACTGATTATTCAGTGGGGGCAGGTTCTTTCAAATTCGGGTGGATTTGCACCATGGACATTTCCCATAGCGTTTCCAAGCCAATGTTTTCAGGTTCTTACAGCTACTTTCGTGGGTGCATCCGCGCAAGATTTCACGGCGACAATGATCGGCAATCCGAGCCTGACAGCAGTAACCGCGGCGTGCTATGTAAGTGGCGTCCAGTCGAGCATCACCGGTCAGGTTGGTGTGCGTTATCTTGCAATAGGATACTGAAATGCAAATTTATTTATGGTCACCTTCACAGAATGCTTTTTTCCCCGCCGATATGGTTAGTGATTACGAGTCGGCTGGATGGGATGTGTCGGATTTTATACCCGTTGATGATGGTATCTATGCCGAATACTCTGCCGCGCCCCCTGAGGGAAAAATCAGGGTTGCTTCGGATGAGGGTTTACCCGCATGGGTTGATATCCCGCCACCATCGCATGACGAACTTGTGGCGATTGCTGAACAGAAAAAGAAATCTCTTCTGGCTGAGGCTGTGACTGTAACTTCGATGTGGCGAACAGAACTTCAGCTGGGGATCATCAGCGATGATGATAAGGCGTCGCTAACTGCGTGGATGATCTACAACCGGGAATTGCAGGGTGTCGATACTGATGCCGCACCTGACATTGAATGGCCGGAGAAGCCACAGCAGCAATAATTGATAGGCATCCCCACGTTGATCTCCCTCCGGTTAAAAACTACTGTATACACATACAGTATAAATCGGAAGGAGGTCACATGAGCGGTTTCCCGTCCCCAGCATCAGACTACGTTGAAACGCGCCTAACCCCGGCATCAGTCTGCGGAATTGATGCTAACAGTCTCGTTATCGAGACGTCACGCGGATACGCGGTTATTGATAAATCTCTACAGCCGAAACAGGGTGAATACGCGCTGATTAATTATTCGTGTCGAAATCACTTTGCACGTGTGGCAGGGAAGGTGTTGATTACGGAAGACGGAGAGGCAATCGAAGGGGAAGCGCTGGACGACGTTATCGTTATCGGCGTGGTGACGTGGCTGGTCAACCGGACGCGGGATGATGATGCGCCGGTGATGTGA